AGTGCTAAATCGCCGTTATCTTCCTCGATGGCGATAAGGGCCTCGAGGCGCAGGCGTGTCTCTTTGTCATAGGTAGCCTTGAGAGCTGCGGCTAATGAGATACGAGTAGTATCAAATACGGCCGCTGCTTTTGATAACGAAAGTTTATTTTTCTCTGCTAATTGCGCTTTTTTCTGTAAAGCGATGAGCTCTTTTTGACGCTTAAGAGCCTCTTTGTCCATCTTAGTCTTTTCAGTTTGAGCCTGAAAATTCTTAAGGTCCGCAGGTAAACCTTTAGGAAAACCGCCTTGGCGGCCTAAAACTTTATCTACATTTGTGCGCAGGGCACCAATAGAAAACCTGCCGAGATAATTCTTAAGAGCTCTACCGGCATCCTCTAAAACACCTGCGCCCGGGATGCTTGAGAATAAGTTACCTAGCTCTTTAGTTAGGTACGCCGTGTTAGTGATAAGGCCCGAGATAGAGTCGGCCGCGCCATCGACTTTATCGATCAGCTTATCCATACCGCCGGCAGATGTACCTAGAGACGTTACAAGAGCTCCGCCGATCTGCTCGCTTGCCTGCTCAGCCGCGATCTTGAGGCGAGCTATCGATCCGGCGTAAGAGTCTGCCGCGTTTTTAGATTGGCCTGCGTATTGTGTCGCGATAAGTTTTTCGATCTCAAGGTATGACTTACCGGCTAACTCTGCCTGAGTTAAACCTAAATTTAATTGGCGTAGGCCTTTTAGATTTCCTACGTATGCCTGACTTAAGATTTTTGTAGCTGAGACTAAATCCATACCCGTACCGGCACTTACATCGAGTGCGGTGTTGAGCATCGATTGAGCAATAGTGGTAGATCTAGTTACCTGAGCTAATTGGATAAATGAGGGTTGGAGCACGTCGCGATTAACACCGGTAGCCTTTTCTATAGCATCGATGTAACCCTCGGCCTCAGCCGTGGCAAAATTAAAACCTAAGTTACGTAAAGCGGTATCGAGGCGCTTAGCCTCTGCGATCTGCTCTCCATAAGCTGCTACGGCTTTTTTAGAATAACTTAAAAGTGCAGCGGCGCTAAACGTTACGCCAAGGGTACGCCCTAAATTTTTTACGGTTTTCTCAAAACCTTTAATCTGATTAGAGCCTTTAGATAAGGCTTTACCGTTCCACTCTGCGGCGGCGGATACAATTAAATTAGGTAACGCCATTATGCGGCCAATGCGTAAGTGGCCATACCGTAACGGCCATTATTAAAGTTATCTACGGTTTTCTCTATAGCTCTATATACGGCATCTTGAGCCTTGCCTTGGTCCTCTTTCCAAGCGCGATAGATCATACGGCCGCGCTCGGCTTGCTTGTCTCCGTAGAGTGGACCCATACGGCTAATAAAGTGAGCACCTGCGTTCGGGTTATTAGATTTACTATTTGGATCTCCACCCGGGTTTTTACGTCCGGCGGTCTCATAAATGGCACCGGCGGCAGACTTATTAGCTACAAAGTAAAGAGCTTGCCATCCGTTGCGGTTTTTCTTGCTAGGAGCCTGAGAGTAATAGATACCTTTTTTAACGGTCTCTGCATCATAAAGTGGAAACATACGTAAGCGGCCCTCAGTATTAAAAGTCCTAAACATCGAGTTACGTGCGGTTATGGTTTTACTTGCGCTGCCCTCTCGCCACATATAAAGATTATCGGGCTGAGGACTTGGCGCGTAGCCTCGTGCCTTGTCCCGGATAGGCAACATAGCCGCACGTACCTCGGCGTTCATCTCTTTAAGCATTTCAGGATCGAGCCTACGGAGAGCTTTAACGGTTTCGCGTACGCCTTTTATAGCTACCGGCATTTTTATTAGCCTCCTCCGCTTGCTCGTTTAATACCTTTACTAACATCTTAAACATCTCGGCATCTAAGTCGAGTATCGCTTGAGGCGCGACCCCTAACCGTATTGATAGTTGCGCTACCAAATGAGTTAGAGTGCCGCGCCCTAAGCTAAAGGTAAGTCGTCTAGTACCTCGACTTTTGCCAAGGTATCTAAAAACTCTGCCCCAAACATCGCTACGGTTTCGCCGGATGTACGTAGGCACTCCCACGCTAACCAATATACGTCGCTCTGTTTCTCGTCATCTCTAAAGGCTTTATGAAAACCTTTTTTTGCATATAACTCAAAGGCGTACTCAATTCGCGGCGAGATCTGATGCTCTGTTACCTCGCCCGTAGCCCTTGTTATTTTGAGTCGTGCCATTTGTTGCCCCTTTGTTAGTTTGTTATGGTGCGGTTGTAATTACGATTGGTGAGTTACACGTAAACGTGATGCTCTGAGTACCGATATCTCCGACGGCGCCGTTAATATCTGTCGTGTTATTTACCAGGATGGTAGTTGCGTACTGAGGGTTAGTAGCTGACGTAGTTGCGCTAGTTTGCTTTAGCGTAATAGGTACGGTCGTACCCCATGCAGCTTGTAGCGTTGCGTTTACGTTTGCCGCTGCGGTATCGCTCAAAAAGTCCAGAGAGATCGTTGAGGTCTCTAGGCCCTTAGTAAATTTTCTCGAGGAGTCACCCATAGCGGTTACCTCAAGCTCCTCAAATACGCGGTTAATTGTCGCGCTTGTAACATGGTCGGAGAGTGCGATCGAATTTAGCGTTACGACCACTCCGTTTGATAGAAATACGGCCATCGCCTATTCCTCGCTTTTCTCTGTAGTAGGTGTATGTGTTTTTGTTTCTTTTTTTGGTGCTTCGGTGATCTGCCCTATCTTAATAAGAAAGGCGATATCTTCATCGGTTAGGCTCATGCTTAACTCCACTCGGTTAGTATTGAGATAGTGATGTCTGTCGTTAGTAAATCGCCGCTTTGTACGCTGAGTACGCTTGGAGCACTTACGGCCCCAATATTCATAACGATTGGCGAGGCTGCTAACTTTTGGAATACGGCGCATACAAGCGACTCGATACCTTGTAAATTGCCTTGGTTGTCGTAGAGCGGCACCGTACAAATAATTCTAAAGGATGCCATCGGCGAAATATTGGCGTAATCGTTATTGGTCGGTGTTATGTAAGGATCTGCCGGGCTAACGATTACGCTATTAGCGGTAATAGTTGCAGGCGGAAAACTGTACGTATTCCAAACGTTTGCATTAGCAAGGGCCGCAGCTAGTGAGGCACGTAAAGTAGTAATAGGTACCGGCATTATCCGACCATCGCATTAGGATTTTGATACCCGGCTATAAGTCCTCGTATCTTGCCGATCATGCTATTACCCATACGATAAGGGCTAGGGCTAAAACCATCGATGGATACGCCGCCGGTTTGGCTGACCTGACGGGCTTGGAAAATGTCCACGGCCAAGATCATCGCGGCTTCGCGTACGGCCGGAGTCGTTGCGTATGAGTTTGTCTTTGTATCCGCGCCTATGGCTTGGCCATAAGGTAGTACGCGCGTAAAATTAGCGTTAGCTGCGGTTTTAGCAAACTGTATAAAGCTATAACCGTTTGGCCAATTAAAAGCCATATTATTAAATGCTATCGATGGAAATTGCGTAGTAGTGCCGGCGGTCCACGGGATCGTGCCGGTAACTGTATAAGTGCCGTTATAAGTTGAGCCGCACCCACTCAAGGTTACGGAGTCCCCGGTGCTAAATATTGCAGGGTTAGCGATCATTACGGTAGCTACGTTATTTTGTAACGCGGTACCTACGACCGGAGCTGAGTCAAACCATAAAAATTGGTTTAGTAAATCCTGCGCAGCTTGGCAACAGGTCTCCACGATATCCGACGAGTAAAGGTTTTCAATGCCGAGGTTAGCGCGTAGCTCGGCTTCGGTTACGTACGTGGCAGGCATCTTATTCTCCTTACTTACTAGGGCCGGTACCCCTCAAAGGGCTAAGAGGGGTACCGACTATTAGTGGTTTATTTAGTTAAGGTTAAACTTAACAATACCCTTAGGCATTTTTGCGATAGTTGCCATGTAGCCGTAAATAGCTACTTGTACCTGTAGGTTTGATACTACATTTACTGACATATATGCCGTAGGTGATTGGTAAACCGTAAAGGCCTCAGGTGCAAGGATTACGGCTGAGTCGTCGATCGTTGTAGTAGCGGTAAAGTTTTTATCTACATAGAGATCGAGTCCGAGTACGTTGCCTCGAATAGATCCCGGCTGCACTAGACCGCCTGCGTTCATTGGCTGAGATGCTGAGTAGATTGGTCGCCCGGTAGTATCTGTAGCGCCCATTAGTAGCTGCCATTGTGATCCATTGGCGACGTAGTTATTAGCAAAATAGCCGGTAGCTTCGTAAACCTTACGAGCTGAGTCTGAGGCAAACTCGATAATACCTGCTGAGTCTGCATCGCATCCTGAGCTATATTGACCGGCTGCGATAAGTGCGTTTAGTACTGTTGTATCGAGAGTCTTTAGATACGCATTTTGTAGCTGATTTGTAAGCTCTGCATAAAAATTAGGATCAGAGCGCTCTAACAATTCTACGCTGATCGTATTCATGCCTGCGTACTTAGATACGGTACCTGTTAGGTAAGCCGTTTCCATACCGGTATTTTGTACCGCTCCGGCTTCTGCCTCAACGGTTACTACAGGTGCGACGCCTGTACCGCCGCCTGCGGATGTAACCAAAGATGGGACGTTGATAGTCATACCGTTAGTAGGCAATACTCCACGTGAGCACGCATCGATAGCAGGTGTACCAAAACGAGTGTTAGTAGGAAATTCTGCTAAGTACTGAGTAGGTGAAAATGCAGGGTTTGTAGCAAAGCTATCATCGGCTGCGGTTACGTATAGCTTTGAGTCGTCGTTACCTAGAGCTGCCTTAATCTTGTGCTCTGTATAAGCGCCCATAGATGTAATAGGTGTACGTACTCGCTGAGAGTCTAGTACGGATGGTCGGATGATCTTACGAGCGGCTTCGACTTTTTCAGCCTCTGCCGGTGCATCTACCGGAGTATCCTCCGGTGTATTTTCAGGGGCTGTAGTCACAGCTTCCTCGCTTTCAGTTTCGGTTTCGACCTCTACGATCGTCGTAGAGATAGTTGTAGTTTTTTCTTTTGTACTTGTAGCTGCCTCAAGCGCTGCTCGAGCGGCTGCAATATCAGTAACGGAGGCGCTAGAAAAGGCTGCGCTCTCTACGAGGCTTACCTCTTTGAGGACCGCCGCCGTAACTAACAGGTAATCACCCATAGGCTTAGAGGCCGTTACATCGACCCCTACGGATAAGCCGCTTACTAGGTTTTCCTGAGCTAATACGAGCGCATCTTGTCCTCGAGTGCTGCTCGATAACTTAAAAGATCCGTAAACGCCCTCGGTCGAGTCACTAAAAGAAATAGCGCGACCTACCGGCTTATCGGCTTGATGCTGCATAAGTAATTTAATATTTGATGCCTCAGCGTATGTAATTGAGCCGCGCTCAAACATAACCGGGCCTGCACTTGTAAAACCGATTTCGCCATAAGGTGCAACGAGTCCGGATATCATCCGGCGCTCTGTATCTGCTGCCTGTATTTCTTGGCTAAACGTTAGTAGCACTTGTATCTCCTAGCGGTGTTAATTGCTCCATTTGTCGTGCTTGTTCTACATCAATTAAATCTAGATTTAACATTTTCTCGATGATCTCTAAGCGATCCTTAGCATCTACTCGTAAAAATGTGTCGTCTACCGCGAAACGCACTTGATTGGCTCCGTTTGTCACGTCGTTCATACTGAGGCGATCCTCGATAGCTGAGATATAAGGCTGCAACGAGTACGCAACAAATTCTTTACGACCGTCTAAAATATTTTGGTAAGTCATTGAGTTATTCATGTCTGCACTAATTAGGTACGCCGGTACGTTCATCGCGCGGCTAATTTCGGTAGCGAGGTACTGAGAAAATTCAGCGTAGGCCATGTCTTTAGGTGAGAAAGATGTAGGGACATACTCGAGAGTGCTCGTTAAATATGCGGTGCTGCGATTTTGTCTAGCGCTCTTAAAGGCTGCGAGTAGTCCTTGTATTTGAGACTCCGGTAAATCTGCGCCGTTATTTTTTAGAATACCTGTAGGCATTGGTGTAGCTGCACTAATCGCCGCCGCACGTTGTACATCGTATGCAGCTTTAATAGTTGTACTAGCGCTCTGTAATACACCAGGTAGTAACGATTGGAAAGTAAGTAAAGATCCGATACCGCCCATAGGTACCTTGTTACCATCTACGAAATAATCTTGGATCTCTGTACCGTATTGATTAGTCGTATATGTAACACGATTATTAGCGACCCACTCAAAACCGGATGGACGACCATCATCGGCGTACAAAGATGTAACGCGCCAATATGCAACCGAGTAAAAAATTAAACTATCAACGGTTGCAGCAATAGTAACGCTGCGAGGTTGACGGATATCCGGTTGCTCTAACCAAACAGGGGAGCCTAACTTTTCACCGGTAGATTTTTTATAAAGAGATAAATCAATAGAGGAGATAACACCGGCTATAAGGTTTCTGCATCTAGCTACGGAGCTAACTTGTAAAGCAAAATTACGATCGATACCTACGCCGTTATATCCAAAATTACCGGTATTAAATGATCCGTAGCCGTACGTAGTATCCATTACGGCAGGTGCATACTGAGCCTCTACCTGAGGTTTATCGGAGCTTTTCAGCCCTAGAGTTTGGAGTAATCCCATAGGTAGGATTTTCTCAAAATGTCAAGCATAAAATCAGGTATTACGTGTCGTGTCTTAGATGTATACCTTGGCCTCGCCCATTGGCTGATTAAGGATGTGCACGATCATACTTAAGCCGATCGCAATATCTACAGGCCCGGCCGATTTTCTCCGTACGATACGCCACGAAGCATCGGACTCTTTAGCTGCGCAATTAGCCATATGACTCACAAGCTCATCTTGGCCGCTATGTACTAAACGATTATTAGCTAGGGCCTCGTGTAAATCGCCTGAGGCTTGGTACCCCTTTTGCCCAGATATATCGGTTATATGTACGCCGTTAATTTCGAGGCGTTTGGCGATCGAGGCGGTCGTGTATTTGTCATAGCAAACGGTCCGAGGATAAAAGTCTTTACACCATTTCGCAATATGATCGGCCATAAAGAGCTCATCGATAGATACGTCCGAGTGAAAGATCTCAAGGACGGCCACACCGATACGACCATCGGGCAATATCTGACCCATAACTAAAGAGCCGTCGCGCCTGCTCGGTGCCACGTCAAAGGCAAAAATAGTAAGAGGTCCCGGTGACATTTTTAGATCCTTGTCGCCTGCATTTTCTACCGACATATGAGGCCACGGGCTTTGAGTGCTCGAGATCCATTGACATAAAAGCTCTGTTTTAGTTGTCTCTACCGGTTGCGTAGCTACCGCCTCCTCGAGGGCCTCCTCTGTAACGGTATATCCGAGTGCCGGGTTAGCCATGGCCCACGCATCGCGATCGGTGATAGCTGCAAACTGAGGAGCTGAGTACTCGTAATAGCCAAACGTTTTAGGAGGAAAACTAAGAGCTCTTTCGCGTAAATCATTAAGCACCGTACTAAAGGCATCACCGGCATTAGAGGTAAGCAAGGTTTGAGCATTGGCCCGGGCACGAGTCGTAGGCGTTGCAGCTCTAAAGCCCTCCTCGGATATCTCTCGTACCTCATCGATGTAGAGCAGGTCTGCCGTACGACCTCGTGAGCCGTCTCGGGTTGCAGCTACTACATCAAGGCGAGCGCCGTTTTTCATCTCGATACTTTCAGTACCGTTAGCAAACCGGATCTGTTTAACGGCTTGGCTTAGGCCGTCATTACCCTCGATAGCGTAGGCCACTTGCCTAAAGGTGTCTAAAGCCATCGATCTATTAGAGCTCATAATAATCACGTTTTTAGAGTCGAATAGATACAGGTGCGCGAGCATCATCATACGCGCGAGGTGAGTTTTGCCCTGTTGCCTTGCACATAACACTAAATTTGTTTTCCTAATAAACATCCCAAACTCGTCTACGGCGGTCATGTCACGGATTACGAAATCTTGCCACGGTAAAAGCGGCAGGCCGATCGAGTCTGCAAGCTGCGCTATTTCATCGCCGCGATTTTTGCCCTCGATGTAGGGACTATGTAGGCGAGGCTCAGTAGCCCCCTTACGGGGCGGTTTCATATTGTCCATACTCCTATCAATCCTGCTCGGGTTGGCCCGTACACGGACCGGCTAGGACCGTACTAGTGGTCCTCGGGGAGATATTGCTTGGAAAGGCAGGGGGGGTAG